CTGACAGCAGCATTACGAAGTCTTTCAAGAGGAACTAAGGGGAAAGCGAGATTGACAGGGTCAGCATAATCTTCTTCATCCTGTGGGAAATCAGCAGGGGGGGTTAGACGTGCATCTTCTTGGGCTTTAATGCCCCACTTCTTGGCACGTTGGGCTTGAGCTTCCCGCTTTTCGTCACTGGAAGCATCTTTATCGGGTAGTTGATCGAATCGTGGCATAGGGTTCTCCTATGCCTGATAGTAAGCGGTAAAGAGTAGGGCTTATTTTGATATGGGAATAATTTCTTTAGCTAGAGCTTTTTTAAGAGTTTCTTCAGCTCTGTTTGAATGAAAAGAAACCTTATCAGCTAGTCTTTTTAAATATTCATCTTGTTGCTTAGGGGTCATTTTATCAAACTCTTGCTTCTTTTTTTCCATACTTTCTTCGTATCCTTTTAAACGAGCGGCTGTACTGTCAAATAAAAGCATTTCACCATTAGTACCTATTGCCATTAATTTACTCCTTTAATACGCTCTACTGTATATTTTACATTAATTTTTGCAGATAATTCAACATTTGTACGGTGCATTAGTTCAAATAAAACTAAACCTTTGTCCAGTTTGCCTGTGCTTACTTCAAAATCAATAAGACCATCGTGTTTTATTTGTAAGTCACTAAACAGAGATCTTAAATCATCTGAAAGAATTCTAGTCCACCCGTTAGGAGGTCTTTGAATTTTATATCGATAGTATTTACCATCTCGTTCACCTATAGCAATCAATTCAGCTACATTTTTGTCCATTGCTTCAACCCAATCTTCATCGGAAAAGCTCTTACCAAAGACGTGATTATGTCCTAAAGAAACATCCCCACGCTGACGGAAAATAGTGGCATAACTCTGAGGAATCGTGACCACATAGGTATTACGCTTCTTTGAGTATTTACCCAACACTTGAGACATGATGAGCTTACCATCTGCACTCCATGCAAGGGCTATTTCGTTTTGCTCTGTCGTATTTTTGACTTGCTTGGTGAAATGAACTAACTCTTGTTCAAACAAATTTAAGTCTTTAAAATCAACAGTTTCGACCTTATATTTCGGGTTTCCAATGGTTTCTTCCCGAACATTTAAGAAGAGTCTTTTACCATCTTCTCCAAAGCCTACTCCAAGCGGTTCTCTTAATTCAGATAATCCAGTAGATTCCACTTCTTGAGGTGAAACATTTGATTCTATTCATCATCAAAGTAAGGCAAAGCAACACACCTGCATTGAATAGGTTGACCGGGATGACCATCGGAAGGAGGCTTATCCCAAGAGAACACTTTCTTGTTACGCTCTCTATGCTTGGGTCTCACTCGTTCATCTTGAGCGGTTTGCCATATGTACTTATCAATACCTGCTTCCAGATGTTGTATCTGAGTCAGATTACCATGAAACTTACCTACTTGATCTCTAGCAATGAGCTTGGCTTTGTTCTCTCCAAAACCAAACTCTGTTTTGAGATGATCTTTGATTGTTTTGATAGATTGCCCTTGTCTAACGGAGTCGTTAATTAGTGTGGTTAAACGATCTGCACCCTGATTCCCAAAATTCTTGATGAGTCTTACATTCTCACTGACAAAATCATTTATCGACTGGGACAATTTGGGGTTATTGATAAACGGATTGACTTCCAGTTCTTTTTTGTTAACAGATTCCATTTGCCTATTGAAATTCCGTGTTGTGAAATCTTTAACAAATCCCGCAATAGACCTTACTTTAGAGCTAAAGCCATCTACTAATTGACTCCATTTCACTTTAAAAGATTCAAAGATAGAATCTATTTGAGAATCATCAAAGCGTGGATAGATAAGGACTTCGAGATCATTTACAATTTCAGAAAACCAAGACTTATACAGTTTTAAAAGCTGGCTGCGGTAATCTCTCTCCACTCCGAGAGGGTATTTCGTAAGTGGTATCTTCTTCTGTCTCGGCTGGTTTCTCTTCGCTAAAGTCGGCATCCGTTGGGATCTCCTCCCCATCTATGTTGTAAGTTCCTCTTGTTGACAATTCTTTTCTCACTTCTTCGACACCCAAGACCCCATATTCCAAGTAACCCTTATCCGTTTCCATATCTAGTTTGTTGATTTCAGCCTGTTCTTTACGTGTTGGCTGCCAAAGGGAACGGAACTCAAAATAGATGGGTTCTTTGAGATCGAGTTCTGCTTGAAGATAAGAAAAAAACAGTTCTAATTCAGGACGCAAAACATTCTCTTGTGCTGATTTGATCTTGTCATACCAGTCTCTTGATTGGCTGCCTCCAGACTCGCCTAGACTCGAACCAGGCGACTCATTAAATAATTTGGTATGAGGAGTATCTGAAGTGGCAACCAAATGATCTTTAGAAAGTTTAACCAGTTCTGGCATCCCCTGTACCGTGGTTGATTTGCGTTCATAGGAGTCTTCGGCATCGAGTACAATGGCATTGAAATTACTACGTCCTGCATCAATGCACTCCATTTTTGTTTTTATAGCTTCTTCGGCTTCTTCTTTATTGCTTGCCACCGCTTCATTAAAGCCTAAAAACTTATATACAGTTTGAGCAATATCTTGAATCAAATGGCTGACATTGCGTAAATTTGACCCATAAGCTCTCAGAGGCTCATAGTTCCGTTCCATGATTGAAGATGACCAACCCCGATTTTCACACCGATCCTCTTCTGTAGTTGTTGCTCCCTCAAAAATAAGGAGTCGTGAACGATGTATTTTAGCGTATTTATCTCTTGAGAGTTCGTAAAATTCAGGCTTACGAAACCTGCCGTAATCATTTGGATAAATCCATTGTGCGTCGATAGCAGTAGCTTCATTGATACGAATAATGCGATCTAAATTAACGGGTTGATCGAGAGGCTGCCCATCCTCTATATCAAGAAGTAAAACAGCACCACCGAAGAGCCTTCCCCATTTGATAGCTTGATTACAAAGTGGTAAAATGTGCAACTCATTGAGCCGCTTTTCAATGATTCCGTCTGGGTCATTGACAATTTTGAGGGGTTCACGGGTCATATCATTGGGCAAAAGGTCGATTATTTTTGCACAAATACCGTCTGTTCGGTATAAATTCCGTAGCTCTTGATAGGTTAGTTGTGGACGAAAAGAGTAGAAGGTGCGAGCCAATTTATCTTTAAAAGTGCCAAGACCTGTAAATAGGTTTGTCCATCCGTCAAGTCGCCGTCCAGACTTTGTTTTAGCTGTTTGATAATCAATTGATTTATTTATTTTAGGAAATGGCCAGATCATTTTTTCTTCACCCAATTTAATAATGGATTATTTTTGACCCCGCTTAATTCGTTGAAAGCTCCACTGGCTGCATCCACTTGATCATCATGAGAGCCATTGGGGAAATCTTCCAGTTCCGATATAAAGTCATCATTCCAATCACCCTCAAGCATATCCACATTCCCAATTTCTGCTTGGCTTGATAAGGGTATAGCTCTCGTTTCTTTGTTTTCATCAGAGCGAATCATTTTTACGTCAAAGCCGGCGAGGAATCGTATGAGATCTTCTGCCTCTGTTTTACCGCTGGCACCCGGTTCTTGTTCTCCACGTAACTTGTATTTACTCCCAAAAAGAGAATAATCTTGAGCAGCTACCTGCTTTATCATTTGCCTGATTGCCCCAGACTTTTTACGGTCTTTTTTGCGATCCAGAATAATGAAACGTCCATTGGCTCTTTTTCCCATAAGGACACCTGCTGTCCAGTCTGGATCAGGATTCGATTGACTCGGTTCCGTAGCCGCTCTATCCCAGTAGCGAACTACAGCGATTAAATCAGTGGGAATCGATTTAACAATGGGAAAATAGTAGTCTCTGAAGTATTCCCCTTTTTCCTGATCAACATTCCAATTACCCTTAAGCAAACGTTCCTTTTCACTTACCGTTTGGGCGTCCAAATTACCTTCATAGCCGGGGTCAACTTGCATGAGTATTTGATTATCTTCCAGACGAGCGGGAATGAACGTGAGTGATTTGATGTGTTCTGGTTTCTTGTATGCGTATTTATGCAGCAGTTCCTCTTTAGAATCACCCCAAATAAGTTCACCTGATTCTCTGAAAAAGTGCCTCAACACACCTGATTTACTGTAATCAGGGTAAACCCCATCTGCATCGAGCCACCAACGAATGAGCTTTTTAACCCAGCTCTTTTTACTCGGGTTTGTTGCTGCCGTAATATAGGGCTGTAGACCACAAACAGAACGATTACAGGACACAAGCCCCCAAAATTGCTTTTCCGTAAACTGAATCAGTTCATCAAAAGCGATAACTGCGTATTCTGCACCGTCATGTAGTTCGACATCGTTCTCATGCTGCAATCCATCGAATTTTATCTTAGCTCCAGATGCCCATTGATAGTGCAACTCAGTAAGATTTTCGATGCCGGCGAAGAGTGGGTAAATTTGTCGAGCCTTATCCCAAAGTCCACCAGGGTTTTTGAGTTGTTTGCGAGTGCGACGAAAAAGAACAGAGTAGAATAAGGGATTATTGCGATACCGTAGCAAGTCAAGTAGCATCCCATATGATTTTCCACCTCCTTTTTGTCCACCGTAGATTTTTATATCAGCATTGCAGGCTAAAAAATCCCATTGTGGTCCTGGTTGCGGTCGAATTATTTTAACTGTACTAAAGGATTCCCCCACGAGCATTATCCGGTATTTCAGCAACTATTTTAACTTCTGAAGTACTCTCTACTTTTGCGTGTATATCCTGTTCTATTTTTTCTTGAAATCCCTTATGTTTGCCTTTCGTTTTGAGGTAAAAGGTAACAGCAGTTTTGCAAGGTGGATATTTGTACACAATCCACTCTTTTTTTACTGGGTCATACTCTTCTTTTTTAACACCTTCAATCA